TACACTGTTGACGAGGTTAAAAGCAGTACCACTCTCACCCTCACAGCTGGATCTAACCCTGGCGGCGACCTAACCAGCAAACAGTTCGGTATCGGCAATCCCTGTAAAGCTGAGGTCATCAACCTGACCAGGAACGTGCTGATTACGGGATACGGGACCACCTATGTTGGCTACGTCGTATTCGCCACCACTGCCACCGTGGATGTTGACTGGACAGAGTTTGCTTACATGGGCGAGGCGGCAACGGATAAATATGGGGTGGTTATTAACACCACCACTGGGTCGTGTAATCTGAATCGCTGCTCTTTCCACGACTTTGAAGATGGTGGAATTTACGTAGCTGGCTCGGCACATAATAATTGGTCAGTTAACAATAGCGTACTATGGAATGTTGCCGCCGTAACTGCCAACCATGCCATCAGTGTGAGCGTAGCCACCACCGGCACCAACTGGACCATAGACAACAACATTGTGATGTACGCCGCAGTGGCATCCTGCTACGGCATCAACCTTTATGACATCGGCGGCACAGTCACCAACAACACGGTGGTGGGGGCGAGAGCGATCGGGATTACTTATAATGAAGGGACAGGAGCAGCTGGTGGAGGGCTATATACAAACAATACTATCCATAGTTGCGGCGGTGTTGGATTTACTGTAGCATTATCGGACTTTGTTGGAATATATGCAGTTGGATTGAAATCATATAGAAACACGGGAGTAGGGATAGCACTGGGGATGTTTAATAACTTTATTCATAATGTAGCAGGTTTTGGCAATAGTACATATAATCTATCATTAACAAGGGGGTATGGAGTATTTAAATCATGGTTATTAAGTAGTGATTCGGTATTCAGTACTACCCAAGATATTGCAACCTCTAGTGCTTATCAGGCAACTTTTATTGATCTCACATCAGGATTATCAGCTATAAATTATTTTGCAGTCCCGACATATAGTATAATAGCATCGTCGGGAATGGCATCACAGATTAGTTTAATTAATAGTGTATTGAATGGTACTACTCCAGTTTATGTTACTGGAACTAATACAGCCCAATGGGTCAGGTCATCTAAACACAACGGCATCTCCGGTGTCGGCACTGTAGCCGCCCCCGGCCAGAAATCCTGGTATCCCAACGGCACCATCATCCCTGATGCGACCTACTACCGCACCGCCAGTCCGAGCCAGAGGTTGACCCCGGCTTCGCCTGCGGTGGCGACTTGGGCTGCGGCGACCAGCAAATCGGCAGGGAACAAAGTGCAACCAGCCACACCGAATGGCTATTACTATATAGCGCAACAAGCGGGTAAGACGGCGGCAGCGGAACCAACATGGCCGACTACCATCGGCTCTATGGTATGGGACATTCCTGCCGCCCCGGACGCTCCCGTTCAATGGCGTTGCATCTCTCCCAAGCTCCAATCAGATAAGAAGCAGTTCGCCATTGACTCTGCTGGGGATGCCACGGTGTCGGTTTACCTACGCAAGAGTGCAGCCTATGATGGCAATCAACCCCGCTTGATTGCGTTGGCTAACCCGGAGATCGGGATACTGACTGACACGGTCCTGGCTACCTTTGCAGGGGCGGTTGATGTGGATGTTGGGCCAGGCACGTTCACCCAACTATCCGGTTCACTCTCCGGGGCGAGCATCACCATATCGGCTGACGGCGTGGTGGAAGTGGTTGTGGACTGTGACGGCACTGCTGGCTGGATCAACGTGGACGACTGGAGCGTTGCATAAATGGCCGGGACGGAAAAGTATTGGAACAGAGGACAAGCGTTCTCTGGCCTGCTCCTTGAGGATAACCGGGGAGTAAAATACTGGAACCGGGGCCAGGACTCAGGGTGGCTATTCCCAGCTTCTGCCCCGTCGGTCCCTCGTGGCTTTGAGTTTGATAGAGCTATCCTAGGAGGTTAATAATGGCCTGGAAGAAATTAAGCTCGGGGAAACAAACCGGAAGTGGTATTATATACACCGGTGCTTGTTTCTACTTTGGATTTACTTGTGATAATGGAAAGGCCTCTTTTCAGGTAACTATTTATGATGCACTTACTGCTACTGGAGTTGCTGTAGAGGATTATACAACGGATGCTAATAAAGAGATGGAGGGGCATTCTCACGCCCATCCAGTTGTTTGTAGGAATGGGCTCTATCTGTCTTTAGGTGGGGGTTCCGCCATAGTTTACTACACTCCTCTTAGGGAAGGAGTACAGTAATAAGGAGGAAGGAAGATGCAAGTTACTATAGGTACTGCTAGTCCTTATGCTAAAGAGATAGTAACTGTTGCTAATACCGTTACGTCTCTTACTTCATCTACCTATACGGCAAATGGTGCTAAGGAGGCAAGGGCATTAATTACTAACGAGGCAGGAGAGGTGCGGTTCTGGCTAGATGGCTCAACTCCTACTGCCAATGAGGGGCATATTCTAGGTGTAGGGGATTTGACCGCATTAGAGAATCTGGACCAGATAAGGGGGTTTAGGGCTATCCGTACTGGGGCCAACTCTGGCATTTTAAGTGTTTCCTATTTAAAGAGGTAGGAGAGAGCTATGAGATACTTATGGTTATTGATAACTATTCTTTTATGTAATAGCCTGGCTTTTGGGCAGCCTGCTATTTCTCGTAGAAGTGCTCCAGCAGGCACTCCTATTAATCCAACACCTGCTGAGGTTGGGTATTTATCTGGGGTTACATCCTCACTTCAGACCCAGATAGGCGCATTAGGTGCTGGAGGTGTGCCTTGGTATGACGTAGTAGTGACCGGGACTAACAAATTGGATGATATTCTGAATGCGGTCCCTGTAGCGGGAACATCTATCTTGGTGGGATCGTCGGCTGACCTAACTGCCCGCTCCCTGACTGTAAGCCGCACCTTGCCAGCCGGAGTGAACCTTGTCGTTCTCACTGGTTATCCTATAGTTGTTCCTAATGGAACAACCTTTACCATCAATGGGCATTTAGATGCTGGTCCATATACGGTATTTTCATGCGCTGGGACGGGGATAGTTAAGTTTGCCAGCACGTCTAATCAAACTTCAATATTTCCCGCCTGGTGGGGAGCTACTGGTGATGGCACAACCGATGATACTGACGCATGGCAGAGATGTTTTAACACGGTTGTGGCTAGCGCAAGCAGCACTTTTGGGTACTTCACGGTTGAAGCCACCAGTAAAGCCAAGTATTCAGTTGAGGAAATAACGGTAAGCTCGGCATCCGATCCTTTCTTCATTCACATCAAAGGGAATAACTCAACTTTTGTCCAGGCCACCACAAATAATGTCCTGTCCATCCCGGCTATCAATTCTATGGTCAGGATTTCGGATTTCTACTTTTCCGGTGCGGCGGGAGATGCTGGATATGGAATAGCCTTCGGTGCTGCCAACACCTCAGCAAACATCAAGATATATAACTGCCGGTTTAATAATTTCGCCTCCAGCGTTTATGGACTGTATAGTATCGGAGTAACCATTGAAGATTGCGAGTTCTTTAACGGTGGAACCGGCATCAAGGAATTTACTACCAATAGCTCGCACGTTTCTAATTGCTGGTATATTAATCGGTGTCTGTTTAATGCAAATACTGGGGCGGCTATTGATATTGATTCTTCGGTCTCTGGCGGCAATGCAGGGAATTACTCTATAACAAACTGCATTTTTGAGGTGCCTGGGGCTGAAGCCATTAAGATGAACGGTATTTATCGATTCCTGATAGACAACTGTTACATTGAAGGTGGGGCGAATGTAAATGCTGACAATCCCATTATGCGGCTCACCACCTGCACCAACGGGGAGATAAAAAGAACCGGATTTGGCTGGAGCACATCGAACCTTACCGCTACCGATGCTGTCTACATGACAGACTGTTACAATATCCTGTTCGATCAATGCACTCACCATTGGGCGGGAGCCGGCGGCACTTACAAGGGATTTTATAAAACTACCAATACAGGCAACACTATAGCCACAAGCTGCCATAGCATTGAGATAAAGAGGCTGGCTTCAAAAGATGGGGCCTATGCAATCCTAACTTCTGGAAGTTCTCCAGTCGCCAAGGTTGTGGATAGCGCGGTCTACCCTTTTACAATCCAGCCGGCAGAGTTTATTGGATATAGCCCCGGCAGGGGAGAATTAGAAGAAACGTGCTCTTCTAATTCTATGATGGGCCTGTTCAATGTGGCTAGCATTACCGCCACCAATGCCACTCTTACTAAGGATGAGACGGTTACCTATAACGGTCATCCCACCTATCGTATTGAATGGACTGGGGCGTCACCTTCGATTACTTTTGATGACTTCTTTAATGCTTCTGCGGTTGGGACTCAATGGCCAGTGCTGCAGTTCTTCTACCGGTCAGACACGGCCCAGGTGGTCAATGTCGCCTGTGGGTCTACATCGGACCCAAACGTGGCTAAATCTGTACCCATTGCCGGGGATAGCGCCTGGCGCTCGTTTTCCTACTCTCGGTGGGCTCCGGTTGATGCGTGGGGGCTGCGGAAGTTGGGCATTATAAGCAGCACAGCCTCATCGGGGAAAATCTGGATTGCCATACCCTCGTTTCGGCAATTCGGCTCCTATAACGGGGCAGTGTCTGGGATGAGTATGCGCAGTTATTATTAAGGGGAGGTGATAAGATGGATGAATATGTTTTGCTTAAAATGATAGCGGCTTTGGGTATAGGGCTGGCGGTAGGTGGAGGTGTAATGGTACTTGGCCTAGCGAAATGGGGCAAGAAGTTTATTAGGGAAGAGACAGCCATGGAGTCCTGCCCCTTTTCATCTGACCATCCAAAACTCCAAGAGTTCATGGGGGAATCATTAAGAGACAGGAAAAACTTGCGCAACTTTTTAGAGGACATTAATGGAAAGGTGAATGGAGTCTCATTAAATATCGGAGAAATGAAAGGTAAACTTGATCTGCTTTTACAGGGGGCAAGGGTTCGGTGGAACGCTGGCCTTATCCCACCTGATGTGGAGAAGAAGCTGTGAATAAAATCCCTTGGTTCAAGATTGCCGAACATGAACTTGGCGTGGCTGAGGTTCCGGGCGCAGGGGACAATCCTCGGATTGTAGAGTATCTGGAATCGACCTCTTTGGGATCGCCGGAGAATGAGAACGACGAGACCCCCTGGTGCTCTGCCTTCGTCAACTGGTGCATGGAGCAGGCCGGGATTGAGGGGACCCGGAGTGCCTGGGCAAGGTCCTGGCTGAATTGGGGACGGGAGCCGGAATCGGACGTGGAAGCCGAATGGAAGGGGTGTGTGGTCATTCTAGAACGTGGAGCCAACTTTGGCCATGTTGGATTCCTGGATGACTGGGATGATTACCGGGTTAAACTTTTGGGGGGGAATCAGGCTGATAGGGTTAGTTACGCCTGGTTCCCAGTTGAACGGGTGCTCGGGTATCGGGTGCCGGAGGAGGTGTAATGTGTTTAAAAACTGGATGACCACTTTTGCAGGCATGGCCACGGCTTTAGGTGCAGCCCTTAGTCAACAGGAAGACGCTACGTTAAAAGCTATCGGCCAGATATTGGTTATCATAGGCCCCCTGCTTTTGGGTATTATGGCCAAGGATAACAATGTTACTGGCGGCACCAGGGAGCAGTAATGAAAACCGTTCTTTACCCCGGCGCTCCCTTCCGTTTCCCTATTGGAGGGCAGGCTGTGGACCTCACCTTTGCGGTCTCACCTCAGGGTAGGGTTCCCATGTTATGCTCTAAGTGTGGCCAGCGTATGGACCCTGAGCATAAGCCGGTATTCAAGGAAGTCGATTGGTGGTGCTTTAATTGCGAACTATCAAAAAGGAGGGGAGCATGAAAAAGGTTTTGATTACAGTTCTAACAATGGTGATGCTAACAGGTTGTGCCACTTGGGGAAAGGTCTGCGAACAGGGGCCAGCGATTAAGGCTCGGATCAGGTCAGCACTCCAAATTGCCCAAATTGGATACCCTCTTGTGGCGTCCTTGGCAGGGCAAACGGCTAACCCTGATATTCTGGGTAAAGTAGCTCTTGTGGACGCTGCGCTGGACGTTCTGGGTAAGTTGTCCTATGACTTGACCTGTCCCTCAGTAGCTGAACTTAACATGGCGCAGACAGCATTGGAGAAGGCACAAGGAGCTAAGGCAGAGTTGGGGTTGAAATAAAGGAGGGACCTATGAATGCTCTTGACGAATCTGACGAATCTGGGCGAACACGAGTGGCAATCAGGCTGGCGTATCATGGCAGTCCCAAATTTACAGGGGGTGCTCAATCTTTCCAGGGACTTGATCACACTGGTTGGTATGACTCCGGACGGCCCCCCGGATGTGCACCACTATCCTACAGGGGACGGCAAGGGGGGTGAGGGAGTGCAAGTGTATTCGCCTTTAACCGAGTCGTGGTTGATAATCTCGACCTGGCCGGCCCATGGGTTTACTCGGATCAACCTCTCATCTTGTACGTATTTTAACCATCAGATAGTAAGTGCCTATCTAAGGCAGATAGGAGATGTACTTACGGACTATCATCAGGAGCTGTAATAGGAGAAGAGGATGAGCCAGTTTCAGGACCTACAAGGGTTGGTTGAAACTTCTATTGGAGGGAGGAATGATAGCATAGCAGTTACTGTAATCCAGGTAGCAATTAACTATGCTATCATTCTAGCTTCCTTAATCTTTAAACCACCTGAGTTAAAGTCTATTACTCCTCTTACCTACGTTGGGGGGTCTAGTTATTTAGATATTAGCTCAGTCAACTGGATAGCTATTCACCTCCTCAGTAATGATACGGATGGGATTCAGTTAGGCTTTATTCCCTATGATAAGCTGGACGTTATAGTCCCTTCCTCCTTAACAAGTACTAAGTACTGGAGTATGTTCGGGGATAAGCTCTTCCTAAGGGCCGCACCAACGGCTAATAAGGCTTTGTCTATGAGCTGCTCCCTACTCCCTTCTACCTTAGCACAACCTACGGATCCTATTCCCTTTAGTGGATATGACTCTACTTTAGTATCTTGGGCAACTATGCTTACCCAGGCAGCCTTTGAAGAGGCGGAGTCAGCTGGTGCTTGGATGAAGATTGCTGAAACAATAGGCGCTCCGTTGACTATGGGAGCTAAAGAGAGGGATATAATAGAGGGAGCCCAGGCTTACTTTGATTTAACTATGCTACAGGCTAAGGGAGGGAAGTAATGACTACCTTTAGAGAGTTAAAGAGGTTAGTCTTCCTAGCTATAAAAAGGTCTGATGGTGAGGCAGATATAGCTGTGGGAGAGGCTATTAACCAAGCGCAAAGAGCAATAGCCCGAGTTCAGGACTTTGATGAGCTTATAGTGTTAGACACTACCCATGCTGCTACTGTAGTTAGTCAAAAGTCCTATCATATTACTTCGGACCTAGCTTTAGTTAGGCCTAAGGATATTTACAGTATCCGCTACATGGACGAGTCTAACTCCCGTAAGCTTATTTGGGTAGATGTTAGGAACTTTGACCAGGCTATTCCCTATCCAGAGCAAACTAGTACGGCTAAGCCCCTTTATTACTTAAGGAGGGGGATGTATATTGACTTACACCCTATTCCAGATGAAGCTAAGTCTTTGTATATCACCCACTCCCAGTGGCCTGCTGTTTTGGAAGAAGATACTGATGAGACTCCCTATGTAGACATGGATGATATAATAGTTGCCTTGGGGTCTGAAATAGCTCTAGCTATCTTAGAGGGTGGGGCAATGACTGGGTGGACACAGAGAGCTATATCCCTATTAGGTGCTGGCCTTTCTGAGCAGAGGTCCAGGCCAGACGCTCTGATGGTAGCTAGGCCATTCTGTCCTAATATACAGGTTCTGTCTGGAGACTATTGGTTAAACCCCTGGGTTAAAGGAGATTAAAGATGCCAACTTACACTTGGGACTCTGCCTTTGAGGCTTCACCTGCGGACTCTGATGAACTTAAATATGGAGCTTCGGAGATAAGAGAGTTAAAATTAGCTATTAGTGAAAGGCTAGAGGTCGAGCATACCTTTAAGGCAAATGGGAAGCATGACCCAGGTAAGGTTAGTTGTGTGTACTCAGGTACTACGGCGCAGATAGCTGCCTTAACTGGGATGTCTGCAGGGGCCTTTGCCTATAACACGGACACAGGACAGTTCAGTCGCTATACAGGAGCTGCCTGGGTATTACTCCCTGCTCTTTTATCTGCCACGGGTGGAGGGACTGTAGATGCTATCACGGCTACTTTCTCACCCGCCTTAACTGTACTAACTAATAATACCCTAATTTGTGTCATAGCAGCGGGAGCTAATGTAACTACTACGCCGACCTTCTCCCCTAATGGGCTTACTGCTAAGACTATAGTTAAGGGGAGTAATCAGGCCCTAGTAGCTGGAGATATTCCAGGAGCTAATGCTGTCCTCCTTCTTAGGTATGATAGTGGGTTGGACAAGTGGGTATTGATTAATCCAGCTTATGCCGTATCTGTAGTCCCTGCCTGGACTTATAAGATAGCAGTTCTACAGAATAGGAAGGACCCGGGGGTTAATGGAGGAAATGTAGTAAGTGGAGATTGGTACGATATTCCCTTAAATGTGGAGCAGGAGGACTCATCTAATATAGTAGATAGTTCAAGTCTCCCAGCCTTTACCTTAGCCGCTGGGACCTACCTTTTTAGGGCTACCGCTCCCTTCCAGAATGTTGGACTAAGCCAGATAAGGTTAAAGAATGTAACAGCTAACTCTTTTATTTATGGTTCGGTGTGTAGAGAAGGAGGGGTAGATGTTACTCAAGTTTCTCACTTAGTAGGGTCTCAGGTCTTAGCTAACTCTTCGGAGATGCGGCTACAGTATAGAGTCTCTACCTCCCGGACTGGAACAGGCTTAGGCCAAGCTGCTAACTTTGGAGCTAATGAAGTCTACCAGCAGGTGGAGATTACTCAGCTTTCTTAGGAGTAAGTGATGGAGATTAGGACCCAGTTAACCTTTACCTTTCCCTCTCTACCCACGGTTATAAGTGAGGAGTCTATCAAGACTTGGATGCATGATATAACTGCCTCTCTTGATGCCTTCCTTAGAGATATAAGAGTTGACATAGACTCTCTAGTAGCGGTAGATGAGGACTTACAGAGCCAGATAGACGCTCTTCCATAGGGGTTGAAATGGGTAAGAAACCTTTTCGAGCTTTAATGTTAGTATCTGGATTGGATTACTCTATGGATCCTATCCTTATAGCAGAAACTGCCTCGCCTAACCTGGCCTGTGTTCGCTTCGACCGGGGGATGGTTAAGAAGGACGTAGGTAGGAGGCTTTTTAGTAATGAGGTGTCTCAGTATCCCTCAGCTCATAGTGCTAATTATGTAAAGGCTACTTCGAATGTAGCTCTCTATGACCCATTCAATGCTACAGATCCTAGTAAGTCTCTTGTTGGAGCTGCTCAGGGTAATGCCTGGGCGGCTAACGCAAACGCTTCTCAGAGGTTCCATATAGACTTAGGTTCGCCAGAAATCATAGGACGGGTTTATTATGAGAATTATCATGCTGCTGGGATTGCTCTTGATATAGGAGCTAAGGCCCTTACCCTTTGGGGAAGTAACGATGCTAATGCCTTTGCCGACCTGACCTATGCTAATGATGCTAACTGGACCCAGATCACAGGGTTAAGTGCTAATGAATTAAGCCAGCATGCTAATGCTAATCTTCCTGACCCAAAGTATATTACTATAGCTAATGCGAATACTCCTTATAGGTATTATTCCTTTAAGTTTGCTAATAACCATGGTAATAGTGCCTTTCTAGGAGTTAGAAGGATTGCGCTTCAGACGGCTAACCACTTAGATGACTACTTGATGCACATAGACTCCTTCCCTACTTACCTAGGGACTACTTACACCTTGTTTAACACTCCTAAGTGGACCTACAGTCTCCAATCTGATGGATCTTTCAAGGTACTTAATACTGTTCCTTTTACTGGAGCAGCTAATAATAACTTCTATACTACGGTAGCTTTAGATGCTAACGGACAAGATCTCTTCCTTATAACTAACGGGATAGACCCTATCTATAAGTGGGATGCTAGTAACTTTGCCCTCCTTGGAGGTATGGCTAATGCTGTAGGAACTATTCAATTAGGGGCGGGTGGAGCTAACTATGTGGCTAATGAGATCTTAACTATACAGCAGGCTAACTCAGCTAATAATGCTACGGCTAGAGTAGACTCTGTAGCCAACGGAGTAGTAACAGGCGTTACTCTTTTAAATAGAGGAGCTAATTATGCTGCTGCTAATGGACTAGCTACTACAGCCTCAGCAAATGGAAGTAACTGTACTTTAAACATTCTTGCTACAGGGGGAAGCCTTAGAGGTAAGTATATTATACCCTTTAAGAGCAGGTTAATCCTAGCTCAATGCACTGAGGATGGGTTTGCTAACCCTACTAGAGTGAGGTGGTCAGTAGCAGGTGATATAGAAGACTATATAGGTGCTGGATCGGGCTTTGTAGATCTTAGTGAGACTCCAGATTGGATTCTGGGCCTCTGTCTCTTTAAAGGCCGCCTTTTAGTCTTTAAAGAAAGTTCTATTTGGGAACTTGTCTATGTAGGGGGGACTACAGTCTTTACTCCAGCTCTCCTAGTAGCTACAGTTGGTGCTACTACAGGCCAGTCTATCCTAGCTCTTAGAGATAAGGTAGTTTTCTTAAGCACGGATGGGGTATATACTTATGACTTATATAATCTTAAGACTATATCAGATCTTATTTATCAATTACTTTACCCTACAGAGACTAGGATATTTAACCTGTCTAAGGTGTACTGTACCCGAGTAGCTTACATAGAAGAGCTAGATGAGCTTTGGATGTCCATACCTACTGTAGGGGAGATACCTGACACTGTACTTAAATACAACTTTCTTTATAAGAGTTGGGTTAAGCGGCCCCAGGAGGTTACTGCCTTTGGTTACTACCAAGTGGAGTCAGGAGGTGCCTGGAAGGATCAAACCGCTACTTGGGAAAACTACGTAGGGGATTGGGTCTCCCGGGTCCTAGCTTCTGGGGCACCAACTACCCTAATGGGAGATAGCCTTGGATACGTCTACGAGGATGATAGACTGACTACTTCTGGGGATACCTTCAACTTTGAGACTAAGGATTGGATACTTCCAGTAGAAGGAACTCGTCTCGCTGCAGGGATGCGTATAGTTGAGGTACACATAGAGGCTAGGGGTGGACCTTTCTTTGCTAGTTACTCTATGGATGGAGGGGCTACTTGGAGTACTCCCCACGAGTTCCTATACTCAGCAGTATTCTCAGAATGTGTCCTCTATATGAATGAAGTGACACAGATGGTAAGAGTAAGGATAACTTCTACTGCTACACAGCTAGATATTAGGTGGATAGAACCATGGGTGTTGGAGAGAAAGAGAGCACTAAGTATAGTGACTTAATTTATGTCCGGAACGCTCCCTTTGAGTGCGTTCCCGAGGGCTTTATCCTAGCTCTTAAGGATAAAGACTATACTTATAAGGACTATCTACAGGCCTGTAAGCTTTATAACACCCTATCCTGCTACTGGAATATACTAGGGTATAAAGATAGTAAACTTATGGTAGTGTCTTGGGGAACTTGGGATCCCCTAGAAAGGCACTTTAGAGTCCTCAGAAGTAGTTCCTATCCAACCTCATGGAAAGTAGGTGGGGAGATAATGCGTAACCTTTTATACCAAATTAGGCTATATGCCTCAGAGTTGCAGGCGGCTAGATGTTATTGGGAGTCTAACCAGTGGAGAGTATGGCTAAGGAAACTTGAAGGCATAGTAAGACTAGTAGACACTAGGGTTATAGAGGTGATATAATGGTAAGTTTTGGAAAATCTGGGAGTAGTCAATCGGGAAGTAGTTGGTCTAAGCCAACTAGGTTAGACCTATGGGATGTTAACCAAAAGAACATAGCAGAAGGGTTATACTCTTCTATTATAGCTCCTTACTTGGGAGAGGAGATCCCGGCCTATCCTCAGCAACTCTATACACCTAGGCAGGGAGAAGAACAGAACTACTTCGACCTAGTTAAGGCGTATGGAGGGAGTGCTCCAACCTCGCAGGCTGCACTTGAGAACGTCTTGACAGGGAAGAACACTCCGTTTATAAGCCCAGAGGCTTCCTCTGACTACTTTAGTAAGTCTCTTCTACCTCTTATGAGGCAGTCTTATGAGACAGTAGCTAAACCTGCTGCAAGAGAAGCCTTCGCAGGCCCTGGGTACTGGGGGCGGGAGCGTGCACTTGCCGAGGCTGGAGTAGCAGCAAATGAGACACTACAGGAGCAGAGTAAGGCAACAGAACTCATGTATCAAAATCAGTTGATGAACTGGCAGGCTCAGATGGCAGGAGCTAATAATATAGCGGCAACTGCCCTACCTGCAGTATCTGGAGCACTTGAGTCCGCAGGTACTGCAGGGGAGTACGCCCGTATGATAAAACAGGAAGAGGTTGCTGCTAACTTCCAGCGTTGGCTCATGGGTGAGACCGTGGATGGAGTTACTCCCGTCCAGTATAACCCCATGATCCAGCTGGCCTTCCAATACCTTGGCCTACAGCCCTTTACCTACGGTCAGGAGTCCGGGTCAAAGTCTAGTGGATCTTCCAGTGGGTTTAGTTTTGGTATTCTGGGTAAATAGGAGAGTGTAATGGATACAGGGTATCAAAATCTGCTAGCTAAGATGATAGCAGAGGCAAGGCAAAGGATGCTTCTCCAAAGGGGCCCTACACAGCGCAAAATTGGATTTATAGGGGGTCAGGGTATCCAGGATATGAGTGGCTATGGTGCTACGGCACCTCCTGAGATGGGTGGTGGGGGTATGGGCTTAGGTGGTGTCTCTAGTACTCTAAGTGACCTTGGCTCTATGACCGGAATGTGGCAACCATGGAATGGGCCAGGAGGGTTGGCACAACTATCTAAAAGTATTGCTTCTATCTTTGGGCTTTAGGCTTTAGGAGGATTAAGAGATGGCTTTCTCAGGATTTCAACCAGGTAAGAGTGGAGACTATAACACACTCCTTGCTCAAATGATAGCAAAATCTAGGCCTCAGACAGCACCAGGAGGAGGCCGTGTAGGAATGCTTGGAGGAGGTGGAGCTCCAGGCCTCCCCTCTATACATACAGCCTCCAGATCTGACTTTGGCACTAATATAGGGGTTAGTATCCCAGGGATCTTAAGTACTCTCGAGGCCCTTGATCTCTACCAGCCTCCATCTACTAAGAGAGACCTAGCTAAGCAAGGCCGGGAGATGGTAGAATTACAGATGCCTCCAGAGAAGAGAGAAGGCTTCTATCAACTCCCTGAGGTACAGAAGGAACTAGAGAAATTTAAAAGGTCTGGATCACCTCATGTCTATTGGGACGAAGGGATGCAGCAGAATCGCTACCTACCTATTAGGCAAGAGGTGCAGGCCAAAGAGATGTACGGTCAGGCTCCTCAGGCCTTCGCAGCAGGAGCCTTTGGGCCGGAGATGGCAGCTAACTTTGCCAAGAACATACATGCTCCTAACCAATGGTCTATTGCCCCACAAGAAGCAAGGCAGGGTATTCTCTCTGAGACTGATTACAGGAAGGCAGCGGCTAACCACCAGCAGGCAGTTGCGGATACCTCCCGCCTCCTCGCAGGGCCTCAGGCAGACTCTCTAAGTGCTGACGCTGAGTATAAGAGGGCAGCGGCTAAGCACCAACTTGCTGCAGCACAGGCTGAGAAGAGTCCTCAGGATGAGAAAATAGCGGACATGCTAAAGAATGAACTTAGTAGTGCTAAGGCTATGGATGTGGCCACGACCCGAGACATCTTCGCTCAGCAAGACCCAAAGATGAAGGGAGATATGATCCAGAACTATGGTAACTTCGTCCAGCGACACATAGACTCTGTTAAGCAACTTAATAAGAACGACCCTTCTTTGGCAACAGGAGCTGCGTCTTCCTATAACTCTATGGTAAGCCAGCAACTTCAAGCTATAGCTCCTACTAAGACTTCTACATATCTGGGTATTGGGGGTCCGGAACAGCTGTCTAAGAATACAGAAGCGGGTCTTAGAAATCACATGACTTCTATTCAGGGCATGCGGCAAAAGTTTGGGGCAGTAGTAGACCCTAATCTTGAGAAACAAATGATAGATAATATGGCTAACTCCTTTGACCGTGTCCACCTTGCGGAGACAGATAAGCCTCTAGTTACTCTCTGGCTAGCCACTGCCCTTGAAGCTAAGGATGCTACTGGAGCAAGGAAGATAGTCGAAGTCCTTAAGCAGAAGAGGCCTTATTGGCTCCCAGAAATAAGTGCTTCTATAGAAGAAAGAGCTAAGAGAACAATTAAGCCAAAACCCCCAGGAGCAATGTGATGGGAATCTCAGATAGCCTCTTCAGAAAGGCAAGTAAGGGCCTTCTAAGTAATCTCCGTGAAGCTGGGTATAAGACACCTACGGAGTTAGCTGCAGAGCGTGGAACGCCTGTCATACGAGCTGAGACCCAGCTTACCTCGGCCCAGTGGAATCGGCTCCTTAAGAGACTCCTATTGGATGAACCCGTGGCAGCCCAGAGGGGCCTACTCCCTGAGAGGATAGCTAGCCAGACAGGAGAAGTTGGCGCACCATCTCCCCGAGTAGTAGATACTCTTATGGGAATGGAACCACCCGTTACCCAGGATATGACCTCCCTTAGGCAAGTAATAAGAGAGCCCATAGGAACAGCGGAATTTGGTCCTCCGAAGTATATGCCCCAAGCGGCAGGTAGAGAGGCTCTCCTTAGCAACCCTGCGGATTATATGCAAGGCCCTCTAGGTCCGCCTATTAAGCAGATCCAGTTCACCCCACCTGCTTCACCTATGCCAGAGGATATCCTTAATAGTATATCCTATAAAGGGATTAACTTTAATCCTGCCCTCTCTAGTCAAGAGACAGGATCCATCTCTAAGGTCTTAGGAGGAGAGAAGCAAGAAGCTGCAGAAGGCCTATTAAGAGGACGTGGCCTCACTCCTGAAGATATCCGAGTCTCTCCTGAGGAGTTCCTTAAGGGAGAAGGTCTCCAGGTTAAGCCTGAGAAGACCATATCGGATATAATGACTAGTGTAGTGGAAGCAGAGCAGATCTGGAAGGAGATGGGTGGGGCCCGCTCCGTAGCAGGTAGGATCTGGAAGATCCGTCTTGAGGAAGCTAAAGGCGTTCAGAAGGTTAATAAGACTCCTAAGGACTGGTTCGTCACTTGTTACACTAAGTATAAGGCTAATCCGTATAACTTTAGTAAGTCCTATCCCCGTGAGGCTAACCTCTTGAAGCAGATAGAAAGCCATGGAGGTGAGTAATGCCTATCTCTTTACCTGATGAACTTTGGCCTAGTTCTTTCCGCTTAGAAGATACTCCCGGTGGGCCTCTCACAGTAGAGACTACTCCCCTAGGTCTTGTCTTTGAGGGAACTACTGGCCGATCCAAGACTAATAACAATCCCCTTAACCTAGAGTACCGCCCTGGTAGCTATCAAGATAAGTACGGCGCTACCCTAGAACCTGTCTCCAAGAGTGGCAAGCAACGGTTCGCTAAGTTTGCCACTATGGAGGATGGCTATCTAGCAGGCCTTGACCAGATTCGTCTTGACCAATCCCGTAACCTAACCTTAGCCTCTTTCGTAAAGAAGTTTGCTCCACCCCATGAGAACCCAACAGAGCAGATAATCCAGCAGTATGCTAAGGCTCTAGGTGTGTCTCCGGATACTCCCCTTAGCCAGATCCAAGCTGAAGAGCTCATAGTACCTATGCTTATGAGGGAATCCAGCACCCGTATTAAAGGCCAAGCTAAGCCTAAAGAAAAGACCCAAGCAATGGGAGCTACTGAAGCCACAATAGTTCAGTCAGCTGAAGCACCTATTCCAGGAGGTAATATCCTAGCAGGCGTAGGAGATCTCTTAGGGCCTAGTGAGGCTATAGCTGCACCACCCCCTAAAGAGGCCCCTAAGGGTATGGCCCTTCCAGATAATCTTTGGGAAGAGCAAGCTAAGCCTCCTCAGGGAGTAGCATCTGCTAAACCCATAGAACAGCTGCCTACTCAGTTATGGGCACCTGAACCTCAGCCTCAGCCTATGTCTGTAGAGGAGCTTAATAAGAAGTCTGAGCTCTGGAATGAAGACACTATTAAGATAATCCCTACGACTCCAGAGTTTACTAATGCTGGACGCTTAGGCCATAAAGAGAATACCTGGGGAGACCTGGGTGTAGATCTAGGCTTATTACTTGGTATAGGCCTTTTAACTAACTTGATTGCTCCAGGGGCTGGTATTGTAGCTACTGGAGCAATAACTGGCGCTTTGTATGGAACAGCTAAAGAAACTGCAAAGGCAGCGGGGGTTAAATTAGGTACTCATAGAGAGTCCTATGGAGAGATGATAACTGGTAAGGACCTTGGGCCTGTAGAGAGGATAGCAGAAGATGCTGCCTTCTTTGGCCTACTTGACAAGGCAGCACGTCCCCTTATCCATGGACTTAAAGCAGGTAAGATCCTTCCTAGAGCTGGAGCAGGCGCTGGCATGGGTGGAGGCCTAGCAAGCCTCTCCGAGCTAGAAGGCTATCTTAAAGGTGAGAAGGGACTTGAAGACCTTTCTAGCTCAGCAAAGACTATAGTAGCTCTAGCAGGTATTGGAGCTGCCGGCGGCTCCGCTGGCCTACCTGTAGCCCGAGCGGCTAAGCAGGTGGGAGAGAAGGCCTGGGACGTAGCAACTATCCCTGGTAAGAGTGAGACCTTCACTAGGATACAGGAGGCCCTGCAGCCCGCTATAGAGAGACTTAGGAAAAGCCCAGAGGCAGGTAGGCAGATGGAAGCAGACATTATCCGCAAAGGTCGGGTAATGCAATCTCTTACGAAGGAGGAGGGATCTGCTTTCGTAAGGGATGTTAAAGAAGCAGGCCTTACCTTTGAGGAGAGATGGGACCTAACTAAGGCCCTTAGCGGGAAGCCAGTAGTAGACGAAGCGGGTAATCCTTTAGTCTCTACTAAGGTCTTAAACCTATACGAAAGATACTCTGACAAGGTAGTGGCAGATACCTATGGTAAGTTCCAAGAGGCCTACACTACACAGCTATCTAAGTTAGTCCGTGGGCCCCTCTCCTTAGTAGATAGTACTAAGGCAGAAGCTATAACCCTACAGCATATACAGGCCTTAGATACGGCAATAACTAATCCTAAGAGTTTTAAGGAGGCAGAGACTGCCCTAAGGGGCCTCATTCAGGATCCAGCAGTACCCAAAGCTACTAAGGCCTTTGCTGAGGATATGTTTAACATCCATCATCAACTCCCTGTGGATATAGCTAAAGCAGCTAACTTCGCTACGGAGGAGCATATCATCTCTGATCTTATTAAACTCCCTGGGTCAGTTGTCTCCTCTCCCCGTCCAGGGTATGTTAAGACAGATCATCCCTCCCTCAAGGGAATGTTTATAGATAAGGACCTCCATCTAGAGCTTAAGTCTATGGATAAACTTAAGCATGAAGCCTACGGTTGGTATCAGAAGTGGTTCCTCACCCCCTGGAAGACCAATAAGGTGGTTATGCGCCCTGCAGCCCATGTGCGGAACTTAATAGGTAACCTAGTCTTAAACGACCTCGGAGGGATGCCTTGGTACCGGTGGGACCTCTATGGAAGGGCTCTATCGGAGATGAAGAATCAGGGAAAGGAGTGGAAAGAATTTAGAAAACACGTAGGCCTAGGGCAGACCTTCTCCGTAGAAGAGCTTGGTAATCTAGAGTCCCATCTTAAGTATGGATCTACGACTATGGATAAGCTTTTAAATCTCTTTGATAGGATGTCAGCTCCGGCCCGGAATCTGTATTCTATGGAAGAGAACTGGTTTAAGCTAGCTAAGTTCCTTCATAATAAAGAGCAGGGTCTTAGGGGAGTGGATGCTGCTATGGATGCTATGAAGTGGACTTTCAACTATGGGGAGGTCACTCCCTTAATCCGAAAGGTGAGAACTTCCCCCTTTGGTATTCCCTTCATTACGTTCCAGAGTAAGGCCCTACCGTTGGTGGCTGAGGTAGCAATTAGGCACCCCCTAAGGTTAGGTAAGTGGCTTGGCTTAGGTGTGGGCCTAACTGGCCTTGGCCTTAACCAGTTAGGTATGTCTTCTGAGGAGTGGGAGAACTTCTCTAAGTACCTGCCGGATAGGCTCCAAGGTGGGTGGCAAATCCCCATGCCATATAGAGGAGAAGATGGCAACCTTCGTTTGATGAACTTTGGGTGGTTGATTCCTGGCTTTGAAGAAGTAAACAGCTATATCAATACGAAGAATCCACTCTCCAACCTAGTACAGAGTCCCCTAGTTAGCACCCTTGGAGCTCTTTCTTTGAATAAGAAGCCGTCAGGCGCTCCTATTTATTATGACTGGGAAGCTCCAGATACTAAGGCTATGAAAACTATAAGCTACCTCTGGCAAGTATGGAGTCCAAGCGGTGCACCGGGGAATTATGACTGGAAGGTACTAGAAGATGCTATCTATGACCGGCCCGACTCCCTCACTCCTATGGAAGCAACTCTAGCCCAGTTTGGCTTCCGGGTCAGTCCCGTAAACGAAGCAGCGACCTATAAAAGATACCAGGCCTTGCAGAAGATACACGAGGCAGAGGCTAATCAGCAGATGCGCTCTGAGTTCAGACGCTCTGCCTCGCAAGAAGAGAGGGAGAAGATTATCCGTAAGTGGAGTGAAGCCATGAAGGGAATAAAAACCCCTGAGTTAGAGGATTAATAAGATCTGATAGAGACCTCATTAGGAGCTGTCTCTACCACATTATAACTTCTTAACTTCTTAACTACAGCTACAGCGGCGCAGATTCTCCACATTCCATGGTAGAGGTGCTTCTCCTCCTCCCGGCCTAACATGAAGTCCATCAAGTGTCCTATTCCCTTGAGTATATGACTAAAGGGATGTTCTTGTCTCCAAGACCCAGGTCGGTGGCCCTGCTTAACTCCTATCTCCGACACCTCTTTAAAGGCATCTAAGCACTCCTTAGGCATCTCCTGTATGCTCATTTTATTTTAAACCTCCTTAGTAAGCGGCGAATAGAGCTCTCACTAGCCTCTCCCATCGCCCCTTGAGCTATCTCCCTCATAGAGTACTCAGACTGCCTTAACTGAGCTAGAACTCTTGATAGGGGTTGGTTAAAATCCAACTTGAAAAAGAGACATAGGTTATTCTTTAACTCATAGTAGTCAATCATTCTCCTTTCCTCCTTATACTGTAGACATACCCCTCCTTTGGACTCCCCTTGAATTTAAGCTGTTTAGTCCTCCTTAATATACTTAAAGCTTCATAGAATTGATGCTCTCCTAGGGAGAGGTATCTATAGACCTTCTTTAAGAGGTCCGACTCACTCATCTCTCCATGTAGCAACAGCTGGTCCTTAATCTCCTGGGTTAGGGCCATCCTAGGGTGAGTAGATAACCTCTCAATCCGTGTATTAGTCTCAATCTCTAGGGTCTTAATTAAAGCTCTTGAAGTGATAAAGTGACTCCTTTCGATAGTCGTACTCCCCTCGCTCAAAGCTAAGAGCATACTCATCCTCAGCAGTTGTTCAGACTCTCTTTCTTTATAAGCATCTAGTTGAGGCTCTCCCGTGGGGATATAGCCCTCATAGATCTCCTGGTAGATATCCCTAGCAGAATCGGTCCAAGTTATATCCCCCTCATAATGCCCTATCTCTGTTAGGCCATCAGTTAGGGTATTCCAATCACTCTCGGCGGGCTCTACTGGGAATGCCTTCCTCTGATAGTAAGCAGCAGGCATCTCCACTATGATAAAGCGGCTCATAAATCCTCCTGTAAAGGAGTCCTGGGGGAGCATCTGCTGTAGCCACTGGGGAGTTGACCCTCCTAGGATAGAGATGCAGTTATTTCTTAACTCATCTTTTCCCCTCCCTATAGTCTCTGAGCTCCACTTAGGCCTATAATCATACAAGTCAGTTATTAGAGAGACAAGGGACACATTATACTGCTGCTTTCCGAAGAAGACGCTTAACTCAGGGGCTTTAATTAGCCCTGTGGCATCCCTTGGGCCTATCCTTATCATGTCCTTGGGCGTCTTTGGAGCACTCAGAGCATTAACCACAGCCTCTGGAGTAATCTTATCTGCTAGTATCCGTACATCTGGGCAGGCCCTTTGAAGCACGTTACAGGCCATGTTAATAGTTGACGTTTTATACCCCCGGCCTGGAGGGGCAAGGAGTATGACCCAGGGGTTGGGGAAGAACTTTGGGAAGAGAGTGCCGGTCGTACCCCTCTGTATACTTAACTTGTTATTAACTGCCGCTCCCATACAGCACAGTGCTGCAAAGAAGCGAAATCGGGGGCAAGCAGACAGGCCATCTGTCAACTCTATGTATCTCCCTAACCAACCCCTAGTTGGTATGATCTCACGGGTTGGGTCATAATTAGACACAAGTTACTCCATAAGGGGATCTTTCATTCCCAGCTCTTTAAATCCTTCAGCACGGAACCTACAGGAGCTGCATACTCCACAGGGCTTATCCCTCCCCTCATAGCATGACCAAGTCAGCTCAAACGGCACTTTAAGGTCAAAGCCCCTCTGTATTATCTGCTTCTTAGTCATGTTAACTACAGGCATGACTATGCTAAACTCTGGGCAGTTTAGGCCGTGCCTCAGAGTAGTCATCATACTTATAAGAAAGGCAGGCCGGCAGTCTGGATACCCCGGGTAGTCAGTGTAGTTCCATCCACCTGCTATGGCCTCTGCCTGTATATCATAGGCATAACTCCCTGCTAGTGCCGTAAAGACAATATTCCTCCCTGGGACAAAGCTGCCAGGTAGGCCATTCTTATCCCTATTAAGATCTCCCGCTGGGCCTATTAAGGCACTCTTGGAGGGAATTGAAACACTCGTGGTGACAAAAGGCACGCCATAGTGCTTACAGATCCTAGCAGCTTGGTTAACTTCCTTTAGATGCCTCTGGCCATAGATAAAGCCTAGGCCATAGCAGTCCCAATTTTCTGCAAGGAGGGATGCTAGAGCTACAGTAGAGTCAAGACCTCCAGATACCTGAACTACTACCTTCTTCTTCTTCATATAGCCTCCAGATCAGCCCAGTTGTCTCCCCACTTGGACTTAGTAGGAAATAAGTAGCCATGGAATAACTCATAGGGTTCCTCGCACACCTTTTTTATCTCTCTTACTACCTCCTTATAGTCAGATCTCCTAGCATGAATCAGGAAGGAGTCGTACACAGTTATTCTTAGGTCAAAGCCAGCCCGGTATAGTCTAAGCAAAGTAGTCAAGCCGACGTCCGCTGCAGTAGACTGGATAGGCGTGTTATAGCCTTGCGTGATAGTAGTAACAACCCTTCTGCGGCCAAAAGGAGTCTCGAGGACACCATTATCCAGAACCTGTCTTTCACACCTCTTTTTATAGGCAAGGAATCCAGGGTATCTATTGATGCAGACAGATTGGATGTGCTCTGCCTCAGCAACTGTAATACCAAACTCAATAGCAATACTTCTTGCTGAGCGTCCATAAAGCGTTCCAAAGACAACAGCTTTCGTGATGAGTCTTTGCCTTGGCTTCTCTTCTTCTCCATAGATCTTAATCCTCGTCCTCTCATGAGGATCTATACCGTCGGCCATCTCTCTCAGAATTAATGGTTCAGGGGCTATGAGTCCTCCCACCCGAAGTTCCAACTGGGAGAAATCCGTTTCAATAAAGACATGGTCAGGGTCGTCGGGAGTATAAATAACCCGAAAAGGCTCAGGTACGTTTGCAAGGTTGGGATCACTTGAAGAAGGTCGCCCAGTTCCAGTACCTTCAATCTTATAGGTAGTGTGGATCCTTCCATCCTCAAGGCGTTCATAGATCCCTTTAAGGTAGGTCGATAGGCCCTTTTGTTTCTTCCTAAAGTTAATTATCTTTTGGAAGATGTCGGCATATTCATTCCTCTTTATGTGATAAGTTAGTGTATCCTCCTGGGCATCGGGCAGGTTATACTTCTCCTTTATCTGCTTCGGGGAGGCTGGGTTAATACCTATCTCTTCTTCGATAGAAGCTCTTAACTCCTCAAGCTTAGGGAATTCCCGGCCGTACATAGAGGCAAGGGTATCCACGTTTACTTTCATACCCCGACCTTCCATCTCGCAGAAAACTTCTATTAAGGGAAGTAATAGGTCCTGTTGAAGCTTATGCTCCTTCTCACTTAGTAGGGGTTTCTGGCCCTGCATTACAGCGTAGGTACTGAGGACGTCCATACAGCCCATCCTCATCATCTTCTCCTTAGGCCATGACTGTATACTAGCCATCTCCTTACTACTTGGCTTATAAGGAGGGATGTTCGTATAATAGGCCCTCATGGCCTGTAGGTTCTTAGGCATGTCTGGGTGGATCAAGGTCTCGGCAAGCCTCGTATCCCAATAGATATTCTCTGTCTTAATACCCAGGGGTCGGAGCATACCGTAATCGAAGGACCCATTTTGCACACCCTTTTTAACACTCTTATCCTCTTGGACCTGCTTTATTACTTCCCAGCGTGGATCCTCCTCAGTTAGGCATACACTAAGGGCCTCATAGGGGTTGAAGCAGTAGGCCTGACCAATGACTTTGTCTTGCCTAGGGTTCAATCCCGTAGTCTCAAGGTCAAAGATTAAAACATCTTCTTTTTTAACTCGAGAAAGGAACTCCTTTAACTCTCCCTCAGATGGGTTTAAGTACATCTTTGGTGCTATCTCGTCCATATACTCCACCCTAGGTCCGTCTATGAAGAAGGACTGGATTAACTTAAGATCCTCTACGGCCGTAGCAATCCAGTGCCTTTGCCTCATAATAAAGCTAGGATGGTACAAAGCCAGCACTTTACAGGGATAGTCATAGTCAGGTAGGAGGTCGAAGAACTGTCCCCGGTGGCTTTCTATGCCTGACTTGCCAGTTAAGTGAGACAGTGCCGGACCCCCGAAAGCGACCATGAGTTCTGGCTTTGCCTGATGGATCTCGTCCTTAAGACGCCCATAACAGCAAGCCATTTCTTTCCCCGTGGGGGCACGGTCGTCGGGGGGCCAGCACGCCACTATATTAGTCATAGGCAGGCGGTCTCTTTCAAGACCAGCCTCCATGTCCAATCGCCAGAGCATCTTACCAGCAGGGCCACAGAAGGGCCTCTTTAGAGTATTCTCAACCTCACCTGGTGCCTGGCCGACACGGAGGACGTTCCACTGTCTACCTAGGATGGAGAACTTAGGATGATCAGTGAGCCAAGCGGGGATCTTATTTATTCCCCTCTCTGGGTGGTTAAGAGAGCAGCTCTCACATAGACATAGGTTAAAGTTTGAACCCACTTTTTATCTCCTCAGTGACAGTGAAGGCTATAAGGAGTTGTTCCTCAGTCAAAGGGTTAAACAATAGAGATTCTGGAAAGGTATTACTATGGTAGTGTATACAGCCCTCTTTAAGCCACTCCCTATAGGTCTTATCCAGTAGGGCTAACTTAGTGGGCATAGTGGTATCACACGTCCTGGGCTGGTATTTCTCAATCTCTTGGGGGTTTAAGTAGCCAAGGAAGTGAGCATTATACAGGGCCTCATCTGGCATATAAGGCCTGAACTCGTAGGGTATGGCGTAAGGAATCTTCCCCGTCTTTGCTAGGTCGTACTCTGAGTCAGACCTAACTACTAAGAGGACTTTCTCCTTAGGTATGTAGTGGCAGGTCTCTGCATAGGCCTCCATTAGCTCTTCCGTGCTCCAGTAGTCAGCATCTGGAGCAATAACCAGATCTGGATGGATCTCATGATAAAGCTCACCCAGTAGCTTGGGGTCGTCTGGCCGATCCAGCTCATTAAAGGAGTTATCAAGAATCATAAATAGGCCTTCGCTCTTACAGAACTTTAAATAGTCCATGTACTCTAGGTGGGAGCACAAGAAGCTTAAGGCGAACATATAGTCCTGGTAAGGATGGAAGTCCATTAAGTGTGGCAAGGGAACTTCAAAGCAGAATTTAGTAGTCATCTCTATAGGCCTTTGCTTGGATTATTACTCCCCCACGGGAGTTAAAAATTACATCTACAGAGATCCAGTAGGGCCTTAACACTATCAGGAGGTCCTCAGCTATACGGCTAGCTAGGGCCTCACAGAAGGCCCCTTCTCCTCTGTAGGCCATAAGATAGAGCTTTAAGGATTTGCTCTCCAGGCAGTAGGTTTTGGGAGAGTAATGTATCTCTACCTTGCCGTAGTCAGGTTGGCCTGTAACAGGGCAGAGAGAGGTAAATTCGAGCTGCTCGAGTTTTACTTCCTTAACTCCCCAAGGGGTGGCGAAAGTTTCTAGCATTGCCTTATTGGGGGTGGAGAACCTATACTCTGTAGTCTTAGTAAGTGTTGTTAACTCCATGTTATCTTACCTCCAGTATCTTGTGAAGTTGTAGGCAGATAGCCCACTTTGGATTCTTTAAAACGTAGTCTATAGCTATCTTAGTATTCTCCTCCAAGTTGGGGCCGTAGACAGGCATTACATAGAGGGGAGCATCTGGCCTAGAAAAGACCTTGACGAAGGAGCATATGACCGACCAGTTAGGCATTCCGCAGAGTACTTTGACTTCATCTGCGTGAGTAACTATGTCCTTCTCAAAGGTAACTTTCTTAGGACTTACGGTTATCCAGGCAAAGCGGTAGTGCCCCCGGATTAAGATACTTCCGTTTGTCTCTAAGTGGACCCAGTAGCCTTCCCTCTGTAGAGCACTTAGGAGAGAAGTTAGGTCATGGATTAAAGGTTCTCCCCCAGTTAAGACAACCCTATTAGTTGGGTATTGCTTAACTTTCTGAAGGATATCCCTTTCGTCCATCTCATAACTCTCTTTATGGGTGGTATCACAGAAGGCACAATCAAGGTTGCACCCTGAGAGGCGTATAAAGATGGCTGGGAACCCTGACCAGCGGCCTTCTCCCTGGATAGAGTAGAAGATCTCATTAATAGAGTATTTCATAAATCGTCCTCTTCATGGTAAAGGAGGTCTTTAACTTAGTATTTTCTTCGACCCGGACCCCTCGCATAACCATACAGAGGTGCATACCTTCTACTACGGCAGCTACCTCCTTAGGAGCAAGCACAGTCATAATGTACTGGCAGATCAAGTGGGGCAGGTCTTCCTGTAGGGGAAGGGTTCGGAGAAGCCATTTGACTACTCGGGGCAGTTTAGATATCCCCAGTACCTTCCCGTCAGGCCTATAAGATATATGCACGGTGTATCTCACAGGCAGGAGGTGGTGAGGACACATGCCCCAAGTTGTGAAGGGGCTTAGAGTCACCATGTCCGTCGCATCACTAGGGAAGGTCCTCATTGTAGGTTCTTCTGGATAGAGGAATTCATTCCAGAAGCGAGCTACCCGCATGGGAGTGTCATCAAAGTCGGGGCCTTTGAGGGAGTTGTCCTCAAGAAAGGCACTTATATTCTTTATCATGGGCTCTCCTAATGTGGATATAGGGTAGCGAGTTAGACCCGCTACCCTGTTTTGGTTAAGAGTGGCCTAAGAGTAGGTAATCTTGTTAACTTTGGTCATCTCAGCCTTAGTATCCGGATGGAGGTCCGTCAAGAGCTCGAGGTTAGCCTCTTCATGCAGGAGTTCCTCCTCAAGGATCTTGACAAGGCCATCGATGTCATAGTCACCTTGGGGCAGGTTCTCTCCAGTTTGCGCCTTATAAACCTCATTGAGGCGCCATAAAGCCTGGGGCTGGAGACTATAGGTATCCAGTACGGTCTCACCAACGGTGCTTCCATCCTTAGGATCATCATACATCTCACTGTTGATGGTCCACTTGAAGGTGAGCTTGGGCTGCCTAGATTTGCTGGTCCCAGGGAAGATGCCACTGAGGATGGCGGTGCAGGGACCCTCAGGCAGGACTTTAATATCGCCAAAATCATCCGGGATAGTAATTTTCATGCTTTCTCCTTGTGTAGGCCAAGGGCCCACGGGCTTAGTTACGGCAGGCTAGGCCTGCGCTAGACTTTCTTTGCCTCGTAGAAAGTTTTAATTAGGTGGTCTCGCTGGCTCTCAGGAGCATCGCACAGGGTGCGGAACTCACACTCCCGGTTGTAAGGGAAGCATTTAGATGAGGGGTAGAGGTCGCCCCGTTTGATAGAGCGAGCGACTCCCTGCACAGTTTCCATTGCCCGGTCGACTACTCTTTGGGAGTAAGGCACAGGGCTGCGGTAATACTGTGGTACCTTTGTCTTAACCAGTAGGTCGAAGATAGTTCCGTGTATCTTTTCCTTAAGCACCTCCTTAAGCACGAAGTGGGAAGTGCCTGTCTGTAGGTCTCCCTTAAGGCCAGAGAGGAAGGCACTATCCATCTTGCTAGTGGTTTTATATTCTAAGCGCCATAGGCGCCCATCTTGTGTTCTGGCAATGGCGTCCACCCTAGAGTAAAACGTACAGTCCTCTAGTTCAACCTCAAGGTGGGTCTCAGTTCCTATTACCCGGGTTGGGTCCTCCCGATAGGCCTCCACGTGCCCAGCGACCAGGCGGGCGGCTTCGACAGCCACTGCTTGCTGGGCGTCGTCATCCAGGTCGGGGTATTCTTTCTTAACAAGGAGGTCGCAGTCCTGGAAATCCTCTACGGTTAGGCCTTGGGTTTCTTTCTTCTGAAGCAGCTGATGGACCATGTCTCCGACCATTAGGGGATGGGATTTGCCCTTAGAGACTATCCGTAGGTTGTAGACGAAGTTCCACTGGGCCCGACAATGGAGAAAGGTCTCACATTGGCTCTTAGATAGGCGGATCTTATTAGCCATGGTTACTTTTCCCCTTTGAAGATTACGGAGAAGTCACTTTCGACCTCTGTGGATAGGTCTCGAGAGGTGCGGGCCATGAAGAGGTTTATAGGTTTAGTTAGGCACTCGAAGAGGACGTCTTTACCTTTCTGACGGGTCCGGAGGTTATAGACTTCTTCGAAGTACTTGCCAACTTTGTCCCGCATAGAGCCCTCGATGGCTGGGAGGATACCTGTGACTCGGAAAGAGTCACCTGTGCCCTCAGTGTCCGTTCTCTCATGGCAGATGACTATGATGTGTCGGAACCAGCCATGGAGATAAGACAGGGTCATGAAGATCTCTTCCAGGTTGGCGAGTAGGGCGTTCCAATGGTCGAACTCTAGCTTAGCAGAGCTCTTAACATCCCCTGGTATGTTCATGTGCATGACTAGGCGCTTAAAGTGCTCTATGACCGTGGTGAGGGAGTCTACTACGAGCACGTCCGCTGGGGGTGGATCTCCCTTCTCTTTCAAGGCCTCGAGGTTGTCAATTAGGTCGGCGAACTCAAGGTAGCCCTTAGGCTGCTTAGCCAGGGCCAGCTTAGGGGTCAGGGCCTTCTTGTGAAGGGTTGAAGGGAGTAGTTTCGACTGGAGGGTAGCATAGGTCACCTGGTTGCTCTCTAGAAGGTGGCGGATGTTCTCCATGTGAGGGATTTTGCCGTCAGCGTCTATGAAGTGAACCTTATAGCCCAGTTTTGCCATGGTGCAGGCCATAGTGGTCTTTCCTGTGCCGGGTTTGCCATAGAGGAGTATGAAGCTCATTTAGGCTCCTCTTTACTCTTTATGGTTACTTGGAGTTCCATAGCACCTTTAGCGACTTCCTTTCGGACATAGAGAGTACCCACTACAGGCGGGACTCCCTTAGGACTATCTTCCTTAAAGCGGACAGTGTTCTTCGTTTCTCTCTCACGGGTGAAGTAGAGGGTTATGTCAAGCATGACTTAGCTCCTTTATTGCTTGGTCTAAGGTCATGCCGGTGGAGATTAGTCTGTTGATCTGAGTTATCTCCTGCTCAGTATAGACCTTGAGTTGGAAGGTATGCTTTAAGATGGCCGTGGCCTCGGGGTCACCTTTCTTCGCTAGGTAACAGAGAGACATAAGGTTCACCTCTCTAGCAGTATAGTGTCGCTTGGGAAAAGACAATTCTTTGGCCTCACTAGTTGGAAGAGAGACGAAAGTGTTGGAATCGTCTCTCTTCCAAAGGAGTTGGTTACTTTTTGACGAGTTCGGCATCTACTTCGGCATCGGAGACAGCGATGCCCGCCTCTTTAGCCTTTCTCAGGAGGATCTTGACCCGGGTGGCGTAGCGACGGTCCCGCTCTTGATACTTTGCCTTGACCTCAGGGGGCAGGTCTTTGTACGGCACGCCGGACTTGAGTTCGCCTCGGGCGATCTTCTCGGCTCGTTTGGCGTCAGATTCCTTCTTCTTTTGGAGGAGAGCTAACCCAGCTTCGATTTCTTCTTTGGTTGCTTTTACTTCTGCCATGTTACGTTACTCCTTTAGATTTTAAATATTCCAGGAATTCCCGTTCGGTGGGATCTGCCTGGTCTTCTAGGTCTCCTATCTGGAGAGCGTCTAGATTTCTTGAGGTACTGCATACTTCCCAAATGCCCTTAGTCAGGGTGCGTTTAATGCTATCATCTAGGATGAGAGGATGGAGGATTACCGTGTAGAGGTTTGAGTAATCTACCCGCAAGGGGTTCGCCTTGTTCTCTTTGTACCAGGTCAGGGCTTCTTTGGTGGTGAAGACACCTACGCAGTTATCCTGCAGGTACTTAAGGAATCGCTCCTTGAGAGATGTTTGAGTCATTTTAGTTCCTGTTAAAAGAGGATTTTACTAAAGACAGGGAAGCGGGGAATGCGCCCATCTGTTAGTTCTTGGTAGCGGACTCTTACTCTTCGGCCAATTAAAGAGTCACGGATTTTCCAGAGAGTTTCACGCTCTTCACGGGTAAAGCCTGTGCCTACTTGGAAGGGGACGTTGTCTGTGAGGCAGATTAAAGCGCCTAGGGAGTTCTTGGGGACGCCGTGGATAGAGAGTTCTTCCTGGGTGCCGATTATGGGGTAGATGTCTGCTTTATTAGGTTTAAATTTCATTATCTGGGTGGAGCGTTTCGGCAGGTACAGGCCCTGCGGGTGGCGTAAGATGGTGCCCTCATAACCAGAGTCGAGTATATGCTTAGTTAGCATATCTAACTTGTCTTGGTCATGGATGGCGTAAGTAGTTACTTTAGTAGGTAGGTCTAGCTCATCTAAGTGCTTTAGTCTTTCAAGTTGGGGTTCCTCTGAGATGATGTCGAAGATATGGTACCTTACCGAGTGACTGTCTTCATGTGGACTTACGGTGCGGCTCACTCGAGAGTTAATCTGCTGGAAGGACATTCCATGGATGTAGAGTTCTCCGTCTAGAGTTATGTCGTTTAAGAGCATCTCATCCAGGTCACGGTTGATGTGGGGGGCGGAGGTTATCTCCCGACCGGTGGAGGAGATTAAAGTGCTTTGGCCATCTTGGATTTTGGCTAGGCAGCGGATTCCGTCCAGTTTGGGCTGTAATAGCCAGGGAGTGGGCCACTTGAGGAGGCGAGAGTGTTCAAAGGGGTAGCAGAGCATTACGCCTTCTCTTTGGCGTTTAGCGGATGGTGTGTTCATAGTGGGCCCAACCCCCTTCGCCTTCTTGGAGGGTAATTAGTACGTTGGTTATGGGCTCTGGTATGACTCGGGCTAGGGTTTCTGCTATCCAGATAGCAAGGTATTCACAAGTAGGGTAGTCTAAACCTAGTTTTTGGTTTATAAGGGTGTGGTCGAGTCGGTCTAGGATATGCTCTTTTACTAGGTTAGAGAGGCGTTTGAAGTCGGCGACCATTCCTGTGGTTAGGTCTATAGGCCCTTCAAGGGCAACGGTTAGTTGCCAGGTGTGGCCATGGATGTGGCCACAGTGAGGGTGGTCTTTAAGGTAGTGGGCTGAGTCAAAGTGGAAAGTTTTACCTATTAGCATTTTTCATGCCTCCTTTTTTGGTTGTTTCTTTCTTATCTTAAGGGTTATAGTTACGTTTAGGGTGTTAGGGGCTATGGGGATTAGTTTAGGGTCGAGGTCCGGAAAGAGGGTTAATAGTTTATCTTCAGTGAATTGGATAGTTGGCATCTCTGGTCTAAGGAGGCAGTAAGTGTGCCAGGGTGGGTTATCCCCAGCGAGGTGTTCAGTCTTCCACAGTTTAAATTTTATCATATGGTTAGTCCTCCAAATCGTTTTCCAGGCACTCTCGGAGTTTTTCAAGGTACTCCTGGGTCTGCCTATCGGCACCACACCAGTCTATTTCATCCAGGCGACTGATCACTGTGTTGGTGGCGGCGATGGCGTCATACCTGCATGAGTTCCGCATGATACGGTCATAGTCGTCCTCGTCCACCGCCGGCGGCGACTCGGGCATATCCGGGACTTTGAAGTTATCCATCCGGTAACGGTATTTGCTCATCATCTGTACACCCCCCCATCGGGGACGCTGTCATCTCCGGTTCCGGTATCTCCTGCCCCAGGTCAAGGGCGGCGGCGATCCAGTCTCTTGCTGCCCACCACAAGGATTCGAGAATCATAATCGCATTATCCTGAGCG